GCCGAGCTGATCGCGCACTATCAGGCCCTGGTGGACGAATTTCCCGACTATGTGTCGGCGAGACAGCTGGGCGTGGATGCCTGGGGCAATCCGCTGATGGAGTGGACCTTCAAGCCCGGCGGGATCCAAGGCAATCATTCGGTGTTTCCCAACACCAGTTTCAAGCACCCGAAGATCTGCGTGACATCCGCCGTCCATCCTGGCGAGCGACCGGCGATCATGAGCACCCTGTGCTTCTTCGATGATCTCTGCCGACATTGGCAGGCGGACGAGATGCTGACCGATCTGCGCTGGAACTGCGAACTGGTGCTCGTGGCTCCGGTCAATCCATCCGGCATCAACGCCGGCAACACGCGGCGCAACGGCAACGATGTTGATCTCAACCGCAATTTTCCTTGGGGCTGGGATGACAGCACCGACGAATACAAGGGCCCGAGCGCAGCATCAGAACTTGAGACGCAGATCATGATGGGCTGGCCGGATGACCATCCGGACGCGCTGGCGTTCATGGACCACCACAGTTCCGGCAACCAGACCTTCACGCTTTGGTATGGGACGCGGCCCAACACGGTGGACCACGTTCTCCCGATCGCGCGGCGGCAGCATGCCTGGAATAAGCGTGAGGTGCTGCATGACCAGGGGAACGCGTCCTCGGTCATGGTGTCCCAGGCTGGCGGCGGCTACATGGTCACCCACTGGGCCGAGGCGCTTAGGCGCCCCGCCTTCTTCATCGAAGGACCGATGCCCGATGTGCCGGGGGTTGCCGGCATCAGCTTCGCCAATCAGCGCCTCATGCTGGTGCGACAACTGACCTTCACGCTTCACCAGCTATGGAAGTGGCGCGGGCTGAATAATCAGATCCCGGCGCCCGGTAGCGATGGCACTCCGCCCATCACGCCGCTGGCGACGCCCGCGGGCTTCCGCTGGGCGAATCATCCAACGTTCTATTCGGACTACTCGACCGACTTCGACATTGATGCGTTACGTCCGTCGCCGACCGTCACCTATTACGTCTGCCCTATCCCCGGAACCGGCAGCGACAGCAACGACGGCCTCACGCCCGAAACCGCGTTGCTGAACCTCTCGACCGCCCTGGCCAAGTCCGATGTGGACGAGGTCCAGATTGTCGGTCTGACCGGCGATGTGATCCGCAGGGGCCAAGGTGGCTGGAACAACGTCAACGTCACGCGATCGGTCGCGGTCCGGAATCTGACCGGCTTTCGCTTCATCTGCGCGGCCGCGTCCGCCACGCTGCCGGCCTGGACCGCGCACCCCACACTGGCCAACGTTTACCAGTCCACCACGAGCGCGCCGGAACAAGTGGTCGATTGCGCGCGCAAGTCCGCTCCGATCCACCCTGTGACGGGGCAGCCGATCACCAGCGTTCCAACGAAGTTCGATACCCTGGCCAAGGTGGCAGACGTTGACGCAGTTGCCGCAACTCCGTCCTCGTGCTTCCACGACGGTACTATCCTCTACGTCCGACTGGGCGACGATCGCGCGCCGGACGCCTCCATCATTAAGGTCGTATCGGCGGGCAATGGCCGCGCCGGTGGTACCAATGCCACCACCGTGTTCCTCGAGAACATCGACTTCGTTGGCGGCATCGGCTGCTTCTCCTTCGCAACCTCCGCGGCTGGCAACACCGGAGCCCTCTACGGCAAGAACTGCACGTTCCAAGCCTCGCGAAACACGTCCAACGGCCTCGGCGTTCTGGGTGCGGTGCAGGTCCGCCTCGTTGATTGCGGCGCCTATTACTGCGGCATGGATGGCTTCAGCTACCATGGCTACGAGAACACCCTCGCGACCTCTCCCACATGCCTGGAAATTGGCTGTGTCTCGGAAGGCTGCGGCATGCGAGGATCGACGGAGCTGTCCGACAATGCCAGCACGGGACACGAATACGCGACTATTGTTCGTCTCCGCACCGTCTATGTGAATGCCGACGATCGCACTTGGGTGGATATTGGCAATGCGCAAAGCTGGGGCCTCGACGCGGTTATTGGCCCGGCGAATGGATCGGCCGATGAAGACGCCACCGTCGTCCTGCTCGATAGCGCCGAAGCTTGGATGGACGGCTGCAAGATCCTGAAAGGCGAGGCTCCCGGATACGTCGGCGCCTCTGGAACCACACTCCACTACCGCAACATGCCCGTACCCGCCAACGCGGCAGCCGGGGCGGTGCTGGCCTACTAAAAACCCAACGCGCCCAACATCAGGAAGTACGCATGGCCGAATTCAGAACAATCCACACCACACTGGGTCATGCCGCCATTGCCGAGGCGGAGGCCACCGGCACGCCTATCAACCTGACGCACATGGCTGTTGGCGACGGCAACGGCAATCCGGTCACACCGACAGTGAGCCAGACGGTCCTGGTGCGCGAGCGGTTCCGGGCGGCGATCAATCGCGTCTTCCAGTCACCGAACGAGCCGAACCGCTTCACGGCCGAGCTAGTGATCCCGGCAAGCGAAGGCGGGTTCACCCTCCGCGAGGTTGGCGTTTTCAATGACGCCGGCGGCCTGTTCGCGGTCGGCAATCTGCCCGATACTTACAAGCCGAACATGAGCGAAGGCGCTTACGCCGACACCGTGGTGCGCCTGGACTTCCTGGTCACCAACACGAGCATCATCACTCTGCAGGTCGATCCAAACGTGGCGGTGGCCACCCAGCAATGGATCACGAACAACATCACCGCAGAAACGATCATTCCGGGCGGTACCACCGAGCAGGTGCTGGCCAAGCAGTCGAATGCTGATGGCGATTACATCTGGAAAGACCCGACAAGCGTCAACGTCACCGTCAACAGCATTGAGGAGGCGCAGACGCTGGCGGCCGACCAGACCGTGATTGACTGGGTGGTGGTGAACAACACCGGCCTGGCGGTCTATGTCGAAGGTGTCCGTCTGCGCGCGGACGAATGGGAAAAAGATGCGGTGATCAACACCCGCATCACGCTGTCGGAGGCCTATCCTGCGGGCACCAAGGTTGTCGGCGCGCAGAACGAGCCGGCCGGCACCCTGCCCGATCCGCTGGTGAAGGGACAGAACCTCGCGGACCTGCCGAACAAGGCGACCGCGCGCACCAACCTGGGCGTTTACAGCCGTGCGGAGAGCGATGCGCGCGGCAAGCAGCCGGGCGACATATTCTACACCGCGGGCGACACGGCTCCTGCGCGCAGCTTCAAGGCAAACGGCGCGGCTGTGTCGCGCACAGTCTATGCGGACCTCTTCGCCAGGATTGGCACCAGGTTCGGCGCCGGTGACGGGTTCAGCACGTTCAACCTGCCCGATGGGCGGGGCGAGTTCATCCGTGCCTGGGATGATGGCCGCGGCGTCGATGCAGGGCGTGGGCTGGGCACGTGGCAGAACACGCAAAACCTCTGGCATGGTCACACCGGCGCGACCACCACGAACGGCAACCACGCCCATGGTGTGAACGATCCGGGGCACGCGCACGGCGGCACTGGTCAAATAGTCGGGGGGACTGGCATTGATGCCGGCTCCAATCAGATCCGCTGGATATGGAAAATGACGGAGGTTTCCGGCACCGGCATCAGCATCCAGGCCGCCGGCGATCACTGGCACAGCTTCACGACAAACGGGGACGGCGCCAATGAATCGCGTCCACGTAACGTCGCCTTTCTGATGTGCATCGCGTACTAACGGAGAGCGATTTGAACACGAAGCCTGCCTATCAATGCGACCTCGCCGGATTGTTCGCCGGTGTCACAGTGGCTGATGAAAGCCCGCTGGAACCGGGTGTGTTCCTGTTGCCAGCGGGCTGTACCTTCACCCCGCCACCGGACGACGTGCCGGATGAAAAGTGGCCGAGGTGGAACGGCGTCGTCTGGGAACTGGTGAATCGCCCAAAGCCTCCGGCCCCAGCCGATCCGTTGGCCAAATTGCAGGCGTTCCTCACCGCGAACCCGGATGTTGCGGACCTGCTCGATAAGGGAGAAGGCTCGCCCCAGCAGTCCGGATAAGCGATGCGAACCAAATTCAGCCGAGAATTCAGTCACGGCCGCTATCGCCGATGCCTCAATCGTTCATGGCCCGTTGCTCGCTCCCCGATACGGGACGCTCGATCATGCGGCTATTCAGGCCGAATCCTTTCCGACCTGTCTGAAACGGGCAGATCAGAGGTGCTGATCGCGGGGGAGACCCTGGACCGGAGTTCGTCACAACGAACACGTTAGTATGATTTTCTCATATTCCTCTCGGATCCTACGCCAAGCAGTGGTGTTGCTTTTGGCGAGCTTTGGCCTGTCAGTTCAGCAAGGGCGTTCGAGTCCTGCCTGATATTGGCGAAAACCGAACCGCAGATGTGGAGGGCTGATCGAGTTTTAATAGTTTTTTTCGAGCTAAAAACCTATTTACGCCACTCGACGATTTCAAAGGGGGGATGGAATGGCTTACAAATTCATTGCGGAGCGTGGTAAAGGCGGCTTTGGGGTCGTGAATGAAGTGGAGAGCCCAGACGGTATCCGCTTCGCATGTAAGGTGCTCAATGTGCCGGCACATTTGGATACCGCTACGGTTCGGCCACGCTTTGAACGCGAGGTGAAATACCAGAGCACCATCGACCACCCCAACGTTGTTCAGATTTACGAGCAGCACTTGGACAGTGATCCGCCGTGGTTCATCATGCCTTTGGCTCAATGCAGTCTGCTCGACGAGTTGAAGCAGGATCGGACGTTGGGTGGCGATCCAACCAAGCCGTTGTTTCACATTCTGGCCGGGCTCGAAGAGATACACCATCTTGGCTTTTGTCATAGAGATCTAAAGCCCGGGAATGTCTTGAAGTTCTGTGGATCCGATGGCAGTCCGGTTTATGCGTTATCTGACTTTGGATTGATAGCGGTTGGGGAAGATGCCTCGTCGACACTAACTCCTAGTGGCATGGGTGGTGGCACTCCTGCTTATCAAGCGCCTGAGTGTGCGATTAACTTCAAACGCGCCACTGCTCGCTCTGATATCTACTCCTTTGGGGCGATGCTCCATGATATCTTCGGTTCAAGCACGAAGCGCTTACCTCACGAAGAATTGACTGCGCCCGGTGCAATCGGGCCCGTCATCGAAAAATGCACCAAACGTAATGCTCATCGGCGGTACAAGAACGTCGAGGAGTTGCGCGAAGCCTTGTTTGAGGCTTTGAACAACTACAAATTCCAGATGGGCAGTGACGAAGAGCAGAAAATCATTGGCATTCTTACACAGGAAGAACATGTAATCACCCCCGAAGAATGGGATGTTGTCTTTGACTTCCTCGACGAAACACCTGATACTGGGATACCAACTAAGAACGTCTTTCGCGCCCTCAAAAGAGAGCATATTGAGCAACTTCATACCGATGACCCGGATCTCATGGATGCGCTCGGAAAGATGTTCGCCAATCACTGTCGTACACGCAGTTTCGACTTTGACTACACCGACATTCTAGCCGCCAAGGCTCAGCTCTTTTATGATTATGGCGAGTTCGGCTTGAAGGCGGATATCGCCATCGGCTTGCTCGTTATGGGCACTAACCATAATAGGTGGTTCGTGGAGCGGAAGTTCCTGAGCATGGCCGGACCAGAGGCGCACGAGGCGCTTATCAAGAGGATGATTGTCGAGATGAGCGTTCTCAACGTGGACGTGAATCTAGAACTAAAACACGTTTGCTGATCGATCAGCGTTGAGGCCAATGCCTTCCACCCCCTTTTGGCGGCACTAATTACCGAATGATAATTGAGTTCGCATCTTTCTCTGAAAAAGGTCCTCGGGATTCTAACCAAGATCGCCTGCTTGTTCCGACTGCGCGGGAGGGGAAACGTTTCATTGCGGCTGTAGCAGATGGTATAGGTGGAGCTCCCGGTGGTGCAGAAGCCGCTCAGATTGCGATTGACGCGGCTGCGGCGTTCACCGGCCCGTCGATCGATCTCTCATCGGTTTTCGCCACTGCTGTCGAGAAGATCAGGCAAACCGCTGATGCCAATCCCACATTCGCCAAGATGGGCACGACCCTGACGCTTGTGCTGATCGAAAGAGGCATGGCACATGTTGCCCATGCAGGCGATACCCGCGCTTACCATTTGCGCGGCCCCGGGTTGAACACACTTACGAAGGACCAGACAGAGGTCGCAGAACTGTTAAGAAAGGGCGTTCTCTCCAAACAGCAGGCGAAGCGATATCCGCGACGGAACGTCTTGCTTTCAGCTCTCACCGCCAAAGCAGAATATGAGGTCCATCTGGCGGCGGCGGCGCTGCTACCGGGCGATAGGCTTTTGCTCATCAGTGACGGCATTTACCAGCGTTTAAAGCGGGGGAGCATTCTCAACACGTCCATCGAAAATGCGTCGGTCACTAGATTTGCTGAGCGGCTGATGGTGCGCGCGAAAGAAGCAAAGCCCTCCGACAATTATTCGGCAGTGGCTATCGAGATAGTAGGTTAGACTTTAGGGCTGACCGCCGAGTTTGGTCCACGACATCTTGATAGCGCGCTGCCGATGAACACGTAGGCCAGACGCCCAGGTTCTTGAACGAATGCCGGTTTTCGGAATGAGTAGCAAGGATTAGGGATGGCGGAAGGGGCGCACGTAGCATTCGGAGCAATCGTCGGCGCGGATGTCAGTTATTTGCACCACCGCCCAAAACAGACCGTCGCATATCCACGAGATAGGCGAACGGGCGGCAGAGCCGAAGCGCCCGAAACCAGACAATCATTCATAGCTGGAGTTCGTCCAAGTGGTCTAAAGTCGCGACACCGTTAGTGGCACGGCAACGGCGGCACACGCTCGCATCTGCGGGTGGGATCGGCATGGCATGTGCCATGGCCGATTCCGATCCAGACACCGTTGGCGACGTTGCGCAGCTCCTGCGCCTCGGCCGTGTCGTGTCGGTCGATCGCGCGGCCGCAACCTGCACCGTCTCGGTCGGAGATCCCGATGGCGGCGAAGTCACCACCGACGATATCCCCTGGGCAACCCTGCGCACGGGCGAAACGATCATCTGGGCGCCACCCAGCATCGGCGAGCAGGTAATCCTGGTCGCGCCCGGCGGCGACATCGCCCAGGCAGTCGCTCTGCCCGGCGTGTACTGCGCAGCCTTCCCGGCCCCGGACAACGGCTCGCGCGAGTTCGTGCGCTTCAAGGATGGCGCCGAATTCGGTTATGACCCGGCGACCGGCGAGGCTGACGTGTCACTGCCCGGCGGAGGCCGGCTGGTCATCACCGCCCCCGGCGGCGTCGCGATCGAAGGTGATGTCGAGATTGAAGGCGAGCTGACCGCCACCGGCGATGTCCGCGCCGGCGACATCAGCCTGCAGCAGCACACGCATTCCGGCGTCCAGTCCGGCGGCTCCAGCACCGGGGCGCCCGAGTGATGCGGGGCATGGACCGAAACACCGGCAAGCCGCTCGACGGCAACGCGCACCTCGCGCAGTCGATCGGCGACATTCTCTCCACGGCGATGGGAAGCCGCGTCATGCGGCGCGATTACGGTTCGATGCTGTTCGACCTGATCGACCAGCCCTTGAACGGCGCCACCCGCCTGCTCGTCTACGCCTCCACCGCCATCGCGCTCCGCCGCTGGGAACCGCGGCTGAAGCTGCGCCGCGTCCAGATGACCGCGCCCGACGGCGCAACCGGCGCGGCGGTCATCACGATCGAGGGCGACCGCACCGATCTGCCCCAGCCCAACAGTCGCGTCACCCTGTCCATCCCCATCCGCGCCGGCGGCGTTCCGCCGGTTGCCGTCTAGCCCAGGAGCCAACCATGCACGGCATAAAGGTTATCGAACTCACCACCGGCGCCCGCCCGATCAAGGCCATTGCCACTGCTATCATCGGCCTGGTCGCCACCGCCGGAGCGGAAGAGGGCTTGCCGACCGACGCTCTCGACGCCGCTTTCCCGCTTGATGAAACGGTGCTGATCACCGACGTCCGCTCTGCGATTGCGAAAGCGGGCACCACCGGCACGCTCAAGCCCGCGCTGGAAGCCATCGCCGACCAGACCGGCGCGATCGTGATCCTGCGGCGCGTCGCTGTTGCTGCCGGCGGGGCCGAGCAGCCGACGCAGGACGAACTGACCATCGCCGGTCTGCAGGCGCTGCCCGGCGCGCAGTCGCAGATTGGCGTCCGTCCCCGCATCCTGGGTGTGCCGGGCCTCGAAAGTCAGGAAGTCATCGCGGAGCTGGCGCTCACCGCACGCAAGCTGCGCGCCTTCAGCTATGCGATGGCCGAAGGGGAAACCGTCGCGGCGGCGATCCTCAACCGCGCCGAGTTCGGCGCGCGCGAGCTGATGCTGCTTTGGCCCGGCTTCAAGGCGGACTTCGCCGGCGATACCGTCGCCCGCGCCATGGGCCTGCGCGCCCGCATCGACCAGGAAATTGGCTGGCACAAGACGCTGTCGAACACCGCCGTCGACGGCGTCACTGGCCTTGCGAAGGACATCAGCTTCGACATCACCGGCGAGGACAACGACGCCGCACTGCTGAACGCTGGCGACATCACCACGATGATCCGTCACGACGGCTATCGCTTCTGGGGCAACCGCACCTGCAGCGACGAACCACTCTTCGCTTTCGAAAGCACCGTCCGCACCGCCCAGGTGCTGCAGGACGAAATCGCCGAAGGCCTGATGTGGGCGATCGACAAGCCGCTGACCAAGGTGCTGATCAAGGACATCCTCGAAACGATCAAC